ATTACATGTATATTACTTCTTTATCTGGTACGTATTCGTGTTCCGGTTGTTTTCTTTGAACCAACAGTTCATACTTGGATTGAAGTATACGATACTCCTCTCGTAACTGGTCTATCACTTTATTGCGTTCATCAACGTCGACTTGTAGTTTCTGAATAATCTCGACTACCTGTTGATTATTCAGTGCGACTGGAGGTTGTCCTGGTTGTTGCAATAGGATTTGTCCGCCATCGGCGCCGCCACCGCCACCGCCACCGCCACCGCCTCCTCGCGCGGCCGCATCTTCCACCATTTTCGCCCGTTCCTGCTCCAGTTTACGCGTTTGTTCGATAACATCCGGTTTCATTTCAGGTCGTCCTGGCGCATAATCCTCCAATTGTTTTTCAAGGTCTATCATATAAAACCGGCGAAGTGCGTTGTCTTTTATGAAATCCATCACCTTCTTTGGTGAATCACGCACCACATCCGGATTCGCGTTTACTAGGAGTTTACGCTTATCAAATGTATTATGTTCATGCGAGAACACTAAAATCACCTTCATCGGGTCTAATTGTACAAATGGAACAGTGTAGTCTTTCAGAAATGCACGTTCTTCGGCCAAACAGGCTTCATCATTATACCGGTGTTGTTTCAAGAGTTTACGTTTGAATGCGAATGTCCCTGCAGTTGCATGATTCGGGCCATATGGACCAAACTGCTTCATTTGCCCGATATGTTTGAAATAAATGTATATTTCGCTTGAACCAGCGCAAAGTGCATCCGGGTGCGTCATCAGCATATGTACCGCATGAGAAACACGTTGCGGTGGGTAATAATCATCATCGTCCATGTAAACTAGAATCTCACCACGTGACTTCTCATGAAGGAGGTTACGTTTCTTTCCAAGCGGCATTTTCGTCTCATATTTGAAGTATTTCACGCGAGGATGCGACGCAACCAAATCTTCGACTGGGTCAGTTCCGTCATCAATAATAATCCACTCCATACGGTCTTGTGGATAATCCTGGTTATTAAAACACGTAATCATCGCTTGAATAAAGGGACGTCGATTAAACGTTGGGGTGCATACACTGACAAACGGGTATGTTTTGAAATATTGAGGTGTTGATTTTTCAGGTACACTGACCATCATTGGTCGCGCCGGTGTAGCGCCGCCTTTTTTATGTCCCATTTCGTGACCTAAAAATCAAAGTCGTATAAAACAATATATTACTTTATACGACAAATTGTTTATGTTCATTTCATTTCATTTCATTTCATTTCATTCATCCACTCCAATTTTTGATTGCAGTGAAGAATTCCATAATCCCTTGCCAATAATGATAGAGATACAATATCAGCAACATCAGGATAATAATTGCAGCCACATTCAAATCCAGGAACTCAAATGCATAAAACATGAGCGTCAGGTTAAAGAAGAAGAATATAATGGGAACATATTTCGAATAAAGTTCCCGATATTGGTCCCAATGAAGAAGTGGATAAATAACAATTGTTCCTATAAATTGCAAGAGTTGCACGACAAATGATACAATCGGGAATATACCCAAACTAAATGCAGTGAACATCGACCATAATGACCCTCCAATATACTCTTTACTCTGTTCAGTAGGATTCAAAATCATTCCAATTACAGTTGTGAAAAATGGTCCACCCATCAAGACAAACAACCCCAACAATACAAGAACAAATGGTATCAATATAATGATTAATGGGGATGTCGCCTTGTATAACTCCTTCGGTATATTCATCGATAATTTGGTAATGTATCCGAATAACGCGAGTAGCATTGCACGGTCAGATGAAAATGAAAATATGAATGAGTTGTTAACCCACTGCTTGAAACGGGATTTAATGAATTCCCAATGTAATAAGTTGACTTGTGTAACACCTTCATCTACACTATTCTTTACCATATCTATGTCATCTTTTGACAGGCAGAACCATTTGAATACGTAGGTATCCAGAAGAATCGCGATTTTCAGGTAAATCTTCTTAGGTGTTTCGATTTTCGGGTCATCCGCGATTCCGCCGAATTTATCATCACAATCGGCTTCACATGCCGTATATTCATTTGTATAACAATAGGGCCAATTTGAACGGTCAGTTGGAAATAATTCTTCAAGATGGAGACTGTTATTTCGTATACTTTCGGGCGCACAGTAAAACATAATATTCACACAAAGAATCGAAATAACCAAGGTTTCAATAAAAAGAGACAACACATTTGTACCAAACTCCTTCAACGCCTCAATGTCAAATAATGACTTGGGTGCGACTTTTTGTTTGGGTTCACCTTTTTTCTCGTCTTTTTTGTCATCTCCGCCAAACATTCCGCCAACTTTGCTAAAAGTGCCTTCTTCCTTATCATCATCGTCGTCGTCGTCGCCGAACATTGTCGATGTTAATTCAAGTTATATATAGAAGAGAATATTATCACGCGAATTATTAACGCGCGTACATTAGACCGCAATTTCCAGAGATAAACGTCAATACATTATATCGTTCTTCCAGGATATGAAAATCATAGTTATAGAGATAGATATTCACGTTCGGTTTATTGAGACCAATAATCTCTCGAGTGTTTGGATTACAAATCACCTTCACTTCGGCCGCGCTATCCAACGGCGGATATATCGTCGTCAGCTCTAGTTCAATTTGGTTAAACTTACTCATATTAATCGCGCCACTAGGTTGAAGTTCATATGGGTCAGTGTTCAGGCAAAAATTGTAACAATATATCCCCGGTTTCGCACTCCCGCGAGTACGTGTATATTTCTCCACGTAATTGTACACTCCTGCATCCAGCAGATTCTCTCGATACTTTCCATTCAAAGAGATTCCTAACATCTGTAAAATGTCGCGTTCATTCTCGGACTGGAAATCGCCCGTGATATGAAGTCCAGTGAGGCGTTTATCGCGGGGGTTGATACCTGGACCGATTCCATCCTCCGGTCCATTTTTGTCATAGTAGTAGTGGTCGAACTGAAAATCGGGTCGTTCTCTCCATGCAGTTGTCTGGATGTCGCTTGATGTAGTGACAATCTCACTAAACGACACCGGTTTCCATCGGTCGTCTATCGGTGCAGGTATAATGTCATACGGCAGATAATTGTACGGCCAGTTTGTATAATTGCTCCACTCGTTTCGGAGATTCACGTCGCTTCGCTGGAAAAACATCGTCCATGACGCCACCATCCCCATCGAATTCTCTATTTTGATTTTCTTATTCCCAGTTACATCATTGAACGTCCAATCATAATATGACTTAATCAGGTATTTCTGCTGGTTCGCGGCAAAGACTTTGGATTCATCATCCGAGAGAAAACAGTAGGTCGCCATCAAATGCACATCTGCGTTCCAGTCGGTGCGAATACTAGGATAGGAGTTCAATGATAAATCAATACTGGGTGGCGGGTATAAAAATCGCCACATTTGGTGAAGGGGGTTCGTAAAATCAGGTTGTACAACCGGCCAATAATTGCCGGGGTCGCCTACATCGCGAATGGTGAACAACTCTTTCACTGGGCGGAGTGTTACATCGATTTGAAGTTGGTTATATTGGAGACAAACAAGCGGAAACGCCATTTTGGATGAGAGGGTGAACCACGAATTGATGGGTATGTATATTTTTCTACCGCGAATGGAGGGTTCTGCACCGGCGACATTATTTGTGCGATAGGCGTTTGGATATTGATTGAGTCTCGCGCCAGAACAACCTGGATTGTATAACTCAGGAACATGACCCGTCATTTGGTTGTAAAGTTCGCGCTTAGTTGTGTCGATGTCCCGCTCTAGAATCGCCATCAAATTATTACCGGTGAACTTTTGAAGCGTCATACCGCCGACAGAAATCACGATTTCCTTCACCATCTGGGTTCCCAGGTTTTCAATCCAGCGAAACTCATACGGCGCCCACATGTCATCCTTGTGTGCTGGCGGATGAATCGGGCTCCATATTGCCGGGAGTGTTACGCAAATATATGTATCCATAAGTAGTTCAGCATACCTAGGCATATAAAATGTGAACTTGGACTCCTCTGTCATTCTTAGTTTTTTCTGACCATCAAAATCAATTCTAAACTTTTGAAGACCGAAATTCGTATATTTAAGATAGGTGCTTTTGAAAAATGACTTTCTTGGGTTGCCGTTTAGAATAACATTTTGATTGCCCGTTGCAATAAGATTCAATAAACCACCTGTCATTTAGTATTTTAGTATTATTATGTGGATTATTATTACTACTTGTAATAACTTTATATAATTATATATACGATTATAATTATATATACGATATATAATTAGAAATCAACTACATCGTATAACCTATCAATGAAAGAACGTCAGGTAGAGATTATATTTATAGGTGTAATTATTCTTGGGTTCGCAATATTGAATATATCAGAAATGATAAAGTCGCGGTCGTATGAAAAGCATATCAGACTACGGGAAGGTCTGACGGTAACAAAAGCGAGGACCGATACGGGTACGAGTACAGGTACGAGTACGGGGACCGGTAGCACATTACCCATATTGAATAATGAGACTATGAGTATTCTTAATAAGGTAATGTCACGGTCCAGTGTAGAACCGATGTCTACTGAGAGTTTTACAGTGGATACAACCGAAAATGATATGACAGTTCATCAGCGTAAAAAGGTGGTGACTGCATTAGATACGACTCGCCCTCCGGCTCCTCCTCCGACACCGACCCCGGCGACGGAAACGACGGCGACACCCGTAAAAGAAGGATTGGAGAACCCCGACGCCGATACAAAGGAGTTCATTGATAAAACCATAACATCTATTAATCCATATGATAATCAGTCAAGTTTCAAGTTACGCGATTACTATATCAAATCGGCGCACAATGCATTCAATCCCGATAAATTCAAGAACTCGACCGTAAGTATGGATGCACTTCTTTATGTTATTGCACGAGGATGTCGGTTCATCGACTTTGAAGTATTTTCGGTAGAAAATCAACCAGTCATTGCATCATCATCGGTTACTTCATTTAATTATAAGGAAACCTATAACCATATTCCGGTTTCCGAAGCATTTGAAGTATTAGGTAATTATGTATTCTCTGGGGCCAAATGCCCCAATCCAGGCGACCCATTTATTGTTCATATGCGAATCATGTCGCAGAATATTACAATGTACGACAAACTTGCAAAAATCATATCACAAAGTAAGTCTGTTGCACGATATTTACTAGGCCCGAAATATGGACGTGAATACCAGTCCAAAGATTTAGGCAATGACGACATCCTTGATTTCAAAGGTAAGATTATTTTGATGGTGGATGGAACCAACCCGGTATACCGCAAAACAAAACTATTTGAATTGATAAATATGAGTTCTAAATCGTTGTTTTTATCAAAGTATACGTATTTTGGTGTGAAAAATGTCGGCGACCCTCAAGTATTCAAAGACGCAAATAAGAAGAATATGTGTCTAGTACTTCCCGAGAAAGGTGGACGACCCATCAATCAAGGTCATAATGGTCCTTTCACATGGGGGTGTCAAATTGTGGCCATGTGTTTTCAGGAAGAAGCGCGGGATGAGAAACTTAAAGCATATGAGGACAAATTTTCTTCAGTGGGATATGCGTTTGTATTGAAACCACCCGACCTGCGTTACGTCCCGATTACAATTGCTCCTCCAGCGCCACCCAATCCGCAGTCTTCTATGGAAGCTCGACCGGCGGAGGCTGCAGGTGGGGTTAAGCTTACCATATAATTTGCTGCACTCGTTGCACTCGTCGCTCCACTCATTGCACTCGTTCCGCAAATTATGATTCTTAATCGATATGGTCGTCCTATATGTACGGGTGGGGGTGCGGGTTCGGGTGGGGTGCGGGTTCGGGTGGGGTGCGGGTTCGTGTGGGGGTGCATTCGATTATTGTCTTTTTGGATATAATAATCGAATCATATAATAATCTAATCATATAATAAACATTACTGTATGTCGCGTAAAAATAAACACGGGCATGGTGGAGATGACAGCGCCACATTTGAAGAAAAGGAGCTCGAAATCTTGCGCGAAACCGTTGATTTAGTCGAAAAACAAAAAGGCGAGAAAGTCATCCAAGACCCCAAGATTCAAAAGGTGATATCCATCGTGGAGAAGTTCATTGCAGACAAGAAGCTTGTATGTTACGGTGGAACTGCCATCAATAATATCCTCCCAGAAGACGCGCAATTTTACAATAAGGATATCGAACTTCCCGATTATGATTTTTATTCGGATAATGCATTGGATTGTGCGAAGGAACTTGCGGATATTTATTATAAGGCTGGGTACGAAGACGTGGAGGCCAAATCGGGAGTTCATCACGGAACATACAAGGTGTTTGTGAACTTTACAGGGATTGCGGATATTACGCAGATGGAACCGGCATTATTCAAGGCAATCTCTCGAGAATCCATTATTAAAAAGAATATACGGTATGCTCCGCCCGACTTTCTTCGTATGGCGATGTATCTTGAACTTTCGCGTCCAGACGGCGATGTTTCACGTTGGGAAAAGGTCCAGAAACGTCTCACATTGTTAAACACGCATTATCCGCTGAAAGGGTACGATTGTGACAAGATAGAGTATCAGCGTGGGTTTGAAGGTTCAACTTCGGAAAATACAGGCGAGATTACTGCTTCGCGGACACGCTCTCGGTCGAAGTCCCTGTCCCGGTCGAAGACGGCGACCGCGACGGCCAGTCGCTCCGTGAAACGCGGCGGCGGTGGCGGAAGCAGCGTAAAAGCCTTAAAACGAGACGCGATTAAGAATGTCATCCGAAAGTATCGCCATTTAGGTGCGTACATGAAACATTTGTATAATCGTGTTCCGTCACATGAAGAAAAACACGGTGATTTTACATATAAATTGGAGGAAGACAAATTGACCCACCGGTATAGGTTAGTTGCCACATATGAGCGATTTTTGGGAAAGGACGACGAGTTTGTATTATATTCTATGAAACCGAACGAATTGGACCCGAGTGCGAGCGCGAGTCGGAGTGCGAGCAGGAGCGCGAGCAGGAGCGCGAGTCGGAGCGCGAGCCGGAGTGCGAGCAGGAGTGCGAGTGCGAGCAGGAGCGCGAGCAGGAGCGCGAGTGCGAGCAGGAGCGCGAGTGCGAGTCGGAGCGCGAGTGCGAGCAGGAGCGCGAGTGCGAGTCCGAGCGCGAGTCCTAGCAAGAGTCGGAGCAAGAGCGCGAGCCCGGTCTATGAAATGAGTAAATCCAATCTTTCGTATTCTAGTCACCGAGAGAAAGAACTAGCCGAGACGGATGTCTACAATATTGTGCGAAAGGTGTTCATCAAAAACAAGGCCGTATTTTTCGGTGGATATGCAAATATTCTGTATTCTAGATACATGCCAAAACACCAACGCCGTATCATTCAAAAAATCCCCGATTTTGATGTTCTCTCGGAGGATCCCCGCCATTTATGTGAGGAAGTTATCCACGAACTTACTGCGCATAAATATACGGGTGTTAAATTTACGAAACACGCCGGTGTCGGTGAAGTCATTTCCGAACATTATGATATTCGTATCGGTGACGAGGTCATCGCATTTTTATACAAACCTCTCGCGTGTCATAGTTATAATACAATACGGATACATGGCGATGGCGGCGGCGACGGCGACGGCGACAATATTCGTATTGCGACAATCGATACAATGTTGAGTTTCTATCTAGCGTTCATTTATGCTGACCGCGTGTATTATGACACCAATCGTATTCTCTGCATGTCCCAATTTCTCTTTGATGTACAACGGCATAATCGGTTGAAACAGACGGGTTTATTGAAGCGTTTCAGTATCAATTGCTATGGTGAACAACCGACATTGGAGTCGATGCGGTTTGAAAAGACGAAGAAATATGAGGAATTGAAGGGGAAGCGTGATTCGCGCGAGTTTGAGGAGTGGTTTCTGCGCTATATTCCGTACGAACACGCGAAGGGGGCGAAGGGGGCGAAGGGGGCGAAGGGGGCGAAGGGGGCGAAAACGACCGCGACAAAGACGCGCAAACGTAAACCCACGAAGGAATGAACGAATTCATTATCTCGTTCCCTCACCCAGTTTATTCAATAGTTTCATAATGATAAAAAAGACCAACGCAAACATTGCGCTTGTCGCGGTTAATCCTATCATTTTGAAATTGCCGTCTTCGCCGAATAATGACGGTAGAAAGTGGAGCAGTTGTGCGCGGAAAACCGGCATCTGGAATATAAAGTACATTACGCCAACAAGAATCGGCATTTGAATATCATAATAGATGGCTTCAATCGTATCGAGTTGATTGGATTGCCGTGCATTCGCGCGAACGATACTTTCCATGGACTCATAGTCTTTGATATAGTCTGCGCCTCCGCCTCCGCCTCCGCCCGCGCCGTCTTGAAAATGAACCGACCTTGGGTCCGGGACATAATTCGGTCGCGCCTGGTCGTCGTGTGTAAATGAGTTCGGGTTCATCGGAATATCTCTCGTCGGTATCATTGTCATCCCGTTGGCGCTAGCGCGTTGAACTCCCTGCATGACTTCATTCATGACATTTCCAGGGATTTGTGTCGGTCCATGTGACATCATCGAGTCGCCGCCGCTGCCGATATTCGGTGAATAAATAAGAGGCGCGCCTCCTCCACCGCCGCCGCCTCCGGTGTGTTGGTAGTGGTTATTTCCAGGTGTTTGACTACTTAATGGCAGGTCGTCGATACTTGTTGTGTCGCTCATTGCTAAAGGATACGGACGATACGGATGCGGATATACATATTCTTATATTGAAGAGACAGATGTTTTAACGCAGCAGCGCAGCGTACGCGTCCCCGCGTACTAGAACATCAACATGTCATTGGCGGTCTGCCCTCCCCCCATCATCTTCGTCACTTCTTGCGTCAGGTAATTGATTGTCATCGTTTTGCTAGAGAGTTCCAATTCCATCTTTCCAATCATTATTTTTTGGGCGTGGACAATATCCCGGAGTTTTTGATTCTCCGTGAAGAAGTTCGATTTGTTTGTATTGAGGTCTTGGACCCATTTTTCGTGGGTTTTGGTTTTACAATGTGCGGCAAATAATGGCGATGAAATGTATACCTTGTCTTTTCGCGTTCCACACGGGCATCGAATGCCATTTGCGAGTGCATTTGTATTGAATGACGGTATTTTATCGACATAGTTGCCCTGGTCGTCAATACTGGGGGAATACACATCAGGTTCGGTAGCTAGTTCCATGGCGTAGTACGGTGCGGTGCGGCTTCGTTATTGTACAATGTATGTATAATTACAATAACGACGTATATAATGTTCAATTTTAATTCATTTTCACTTCCTTCTTGCTTGGGTCGCATTTGACCGCGTTTGTCTTATACTGATAGCATTTGTCGTCCAACTTATACGTGTCATTCTCTAAATCTTTCAGTGGCGGGGCGCGAAATGTAATACATGACCGGTCCTTACACACCTTTCGAAAAAGCGAAGCGATTCCGAGTCCTAAAACAATCGATATAATAATGCGCCCTGTTTCCGTATGAAGTAAACGTTGAAACCCCATAATCTATACAATTAGAGTCTTATAATATAGTAGTATAGATTAGAATATTACTGAACCGGAATCTTCTTCACTGCGCCTTTCGCCTTATCACACGGGACCTCCTTTGCTTTAAATGAGAAGCAGTTATCCGCGCGGTCTTTAAATTGAAAATTGCGCAGGTTGTCGGGTGTGGGGTAGACGTAAATAATCTTCGGGTTTGGCACCGAGATGTATACATAGAAGAGACCGATAGAGAGACTTATAATGAAAACCGGAAGCGAAATGTGTTCGAATAAGTTGAACATTTGCTTGTTGTGTATGTGTGTATGTGTATGTATGTGTGTTATATACTATTTCGATAATAACGCCCCGCGCGCACGCACTCCCGCCCCCGCGCCCGCCCCCGCCGCCGCAACCCCCGCCCCCGGTCCTATCTGTCCTACCGGTTTACTCACAACCCGATTATCTGCAATCCACTTCGGCATAATCACCGGCATATAAAGTTCATGGTAGCTGTATCGTTTTTGCGAGAGATTGAACTCGCGGTCATTGTACATCTGAACAAGCGCCCCATCCGCGTTCTCCGTCGTTTCGATTTGCGAGTAGACATACTTGGTCTCTCGCAACTTCAAATAGGCCGGTTCAATATCCTGCTGATAAAGCACTAGAATATCGTCGATGATACTTCGATTCTTCCATTCAGATTCGCGGAACTCGGTCATATACTCCTTAATAAGCGCGACCTTCTCGGAAATAACGCGGGTATGTGTGGCCGAGTCTTGGCGGTGGTCATCATTATCAGTTACACTTAGGTAATAACTCCTGAACTCCGCATACATTTTCAGTTGTTCCTGCAGTTTATGTTGCACTGCATCGAACTTTTCGAGAAGTTCGTCCTCGCTGATAAACCGGAAGAGGAGGTCGAGTTTCATCCGGATAATCTCGTCCTTGGTTGCACGCACCTCGTCGAGAGATTCATTCATCAATGTCTCTAAACTTGCATATTTTCCGCGACTCACTTCAATATGAAACCCACATGGTTGAGAGATATTTCCGCATATTGCTTTGAGTTTGCCGTCGGTTTCTGTGAAAATAGAACCGCCATCCTGTTTACAAACAATACACGCGGGTTTAATCATTGCGAGTCGCTTCGCCTTCTGTACGGACGAAAGAGATTTCCAGTTGATAACGGGGTCATTTATCAGGCGTTGGCGTCGTTTTTCAAGCGCGGAATTGTATTTCTCTTTCATGGAGTAATATCCGTGGATGGCCTCGTTGATTTTTACGCGGTCTTCTTCGGGGATGAGTTGATACGGATAAATCATCGCGCGGAACTCATTGGGGTCAGCCGAACGCAATAAATGTTTCTTAAGTGCGTCTTCTTGTTTGCGTGACATTTCAAGAAGGACTCGTGTCGCTTTTTTCAGGGTATCGCGGGTGTCTTGTGCGTGTTTCTGTTCGGCAATACGAGATGCGGCTGCGCTGCCCCCGCCACCGCCACCGCCGTACTGCATCCGCGTATTTGCACGTTCTTGTATTGCGGCGTGTAAATCTTGATATACGGGCTCTTGCATAAGATATACAATTGTATTGGATTGGATTGTATTATCTATCTACCTGTTATACTATAGTAAGAATCAAAATATGCGGGTCAAACGCCACGGCCGCGGGCCCGTACGCTACGCGTAGTCGCGTTTCCAGTAATCTTCATCGGGTCCTTTCCATACGGGAAGGTTTGTAAGCATCCCCATTCCATTCCCCGCGGGGTGTGTGCGCGCATCCATCGGAATACCTTTACTTTGAGCATAATGCGTGGCATTTACCATTTTGAGTTTCGAGAGAATGTATTCTTGTTGCTGACGCTTCTTCGCCTCCACTTCTTCCGGTGTAGGTTTACCCTTGTATCGAAGATAGAGAAATATTCCTAAACATACAAAGAATGCAACAGCAACGATGAAGTTGAACTTTTGTGTATGGTAATAGTCTTTTACTTTATGACATTGCTCGAGAGATTTACTTAGGAAATAGCGAACACCTGGTTCGGTTAATGTAGGCGCAGCTGCATTATCGTTGTTCATCATGATATACATGGAAATAATAACGACGGCAACGCAACGCAACACGACGCGACGCAACACGACGCGACGCGACGTACATGAATAATAATGAAAATGAATAAGTGTAATCACGCGACAAATAATCCGTGTATAATGTAATCACGACCACGACCACGACCACGACCACGACTACGACTACGATTCATCAAATATGGCCGAATTAAGTTCAACCGTCGCAATCGGGTATTTTTTAGTTTTATTCATTGGGTATTCATACTACAAGTTCAAGAAAAATGGTGTGTTAAGTGCCGGAGTCAATTTCATGTTTTTTCTGGTACTCATCATGGGCGAATACTTCATCAATCTCGCAATGTCGAAGGATATTTGCGGATTTGACCAAGAAAAAACCGCGCTCCTCGCCACCGTATTGCCATGGTTTATTGTTTTAGGGGTACTTAAAGCCGCACTTATCGTATTTCCGGGTTGGTTGACTCCGTTTAGCAATACATTCGGGTATATATTTGTCTCGGCCGCGACCGATTTAAAAGAGGTATTCGGTAATATTTTAACACCCCAATTTGATTTAGCACCCAAGGAACCCCAAAAGGGTGGTGGTGACAGCACAGGCGGTCTACAAGACGCGGCCGACGTTCCAGCAGATAATATAAAAAACAAACAAGATATTGGGCGCGCTTTAGAGCAAATCTATACCGACCAAGCCATTCTTCTGAATGAACTATCTCTCGATAATGTCGACCGCTTCTGGGACAGTTTCAAAGAGTCGCGACTTATCCGACCTTCCGCCAAGGTTGACGACCTGGAGAAAATCCGTAAATTTCTAATGATGAAGACGGTTGTTGGCGAGTTTGTATGGTTGGTATTATGTGGTATGTTAGTTGTCAGCATAAGTTATAATTACTTACTGAATATGGGTTGTACATTTACTCCTGAGCAACAGAAGATACGCGCACAAGTGCTTAAAGAATCACAAGCTGCTGCGAAGAAGAAAGAGACGGAAGAGAAGAATAAGATATCGACAATTACGGCATAGGTGTAAAACGAAGGGAGTGGGACTACATGAACACCCGTACTGCCGGCAATGAAATATAATACACTGTCACATAAGATAAAATACCTAGAATGATTGCAATGAGCCATATAGGTAGAATCGTTTTACTAGAATATCCCAGACCAAACTCGCGGAGACTGCCATCTTCATTATAAATAAATGATGGATTCATATATTGAACTAACATGAAAACGACGATATACAACAAAATGGCGGAGCCAGCTAAATTATTTCGGATAACTGTTTTGAATGCGTTCATTGTTATTGTAAGATACGTTCTATTAGTATATTACAATATTTCATTTATTCGTCTTTATTCGTCTTTATTCGTCGTCACTAGACTTCTTTTTATCGCTGTCGCCACCGCCACCGCCACCGCCACTGCTCTTTTCCAATTTCTTCCAGATTGTAAGAACTTGTTTAAATGAACAAGTCATAACCGAAAATGCATTCTTCACTTCATCACTGGCAGCTTTCATTTCATCTGATTTTTGTATATTATTTATAACCTTCAACCCCATTTCACCTCCTTTTGATATTAGTTCAAATCCAACCCTCCCTTTATCGTCTTTCGTTTTTAATTTGTCTAACATTTTTATGAAACTGGTGCGGGGTTCCTCTGCTGTTTGCATCAAATAACTATGAAGCATTGACATTGACCCAAACATAATACTCATAAGGTAATCTTGGTTTTCTTTATCTTTGTTCAAATTCTCCATTTCACTTTTTATAATTTCAAATTTACCAATCGTTTCGATTGCACTTTTATATTCATCTTTTGGAACTACTTCTCTTTCTGCATAAGTTACATACTTACTGGTAACCGATTTAAAATTATCAAATACCTTTTTTAAACTACCATTGATATCATCTTTATCAATCTTGACTTCTTTAAATCCAATCTTCGCACATTTTTTGTCAACGCCACCACCCCCCAACCCGAACCCTTCTTCATCGGATTCTTTCTCCAGAATAAGCGTTCCTATCACCACAACTGCAAACGCTATGAAAATAGAGAGTTCGCGCTTGAGATAATAAAGGTAAAGTAGAATCGCCGAGAGAATAATATAAATCACTGTTTGTTGATTCATCATCACGCAAATGGTTCTTTATAGTATTCAAATACTAAAATAAATGGATTCAGTCCCAGTCGCCGCCGCCACCGCCGCCCGCGGCGTAGCCTTCTCCTTCGTCATCATGTCGATGAATAAACGCAGTATCATCATCCCCCGCGTCATCATCTTCCGGAATACCGGTTGACATATCCAGTTCATGCGCCTCAATTTCGGCAGCAGTGCGGTCGGCATCTAGCGCGTCCATAACATAAATCTCTCGGTTCATATCCGTGACATAGTCCCGCCGGCCGAGTTGGCGCTCCTTTTGCGCAATCTTCTCCATTTCATCGCGTTCTTCGTCATAATAGTCCTGGTCGTATATGACCACACCTGTCTGCGATGTTCCGCGACTCCAGATTCCCATTTTATGCGTCTTCATCATATTTTCGAGTTGGCGTTCTCCGGCCGACATTGCGCCGATTCTCTCGACGACCCCGTCTTTTTCTTTGTCTTTCACACGCGTCAATTTCTCCTTAATATTCGCCAGATTGAAATTAATTGCCGACTTGTCTTTTTCAATCATACGCAAATATGCGACCATCAATTCGCTCACACGCTGACTGAGCGCTTTCTTATCGCCCATAACGATATCCATATCCGAGAGAAGTTGGCCTTTCTCGGCAGTGGCTGCATCTATCGAATATAATCGTGAATGCGGGTCAATATCGTCTTCCTCGGGCATTTCCTCTTCACGATAATTGGCGTTTCTGGCAATTGCGCCAGGTGTACTGCTTGATGCGGGTGCATTCGCGGTCTTGGCGGCCACCGTCGCACCCTTCCGTTTGACCCGTGTGGGTTCCGACTGGTACATCGTAATTGGCGTTTCGGCCACCAGTTGTGGGAATGTTCGCATGAATGAAAGAAAGTAGAACATGTTCAAATTGCATACGATACCACGGTCAAATACAGAATACATTGTAAATATATTCTTGCGCGTGGAGTGCGGGACACGTTCTCCGAGTTCCTTGGTGACATCGACTTCGCGAGGTTCTTCGCGAAACACCGCGGCTGCTGCTGCGGCCCCCGCCGCCGTACCTTGGTTCTGAACGACGGCCAACGCCGCCGCCCTTGCCGCAATCTTCGCATCCTTCTCTTCATCAAAGAATATCTCCGCCATAAACGGTGTATTGTCGACCATGATTTTCAAGTCGCGGTAGTGATGTTCAGCGTGTCGTAGAACCTCCTTGATGACATGGTCATTATAAAACGACTTGATTGATGTGTAATGCGACGAGATGATGCCTTTTACGTCTTTCATATGTGTTAGAGAGAATCCCCAGTGTTTCGGGATATTCGTATCATCGAAATCCACACCATTATGAATGATGTTCGGGACGACGTCGATGAACCGCGTCAGTGTATTCCGCATAAACTGGACACTCTTGGTCACAGTTTCATCAGTTGCCGACATAAGTACAGTGCTACTCTTATTGATTTCAAACATAAGAACTGTGTCCACAATACGTTCAATCTCTCGAAACTTCCCTTTGGTTTGTTTGCCGTGTTGCTGAATAAAACCGAGGACAGATGCACGCAACTCACGGTTCTTGATATGCAGATAGTTCTTGAGGTCGCGCATTTCTTGCGTGTCTTCTTGGACCATGGTAGGAGACCCCGATTGCAGGATGGCGAGAATAAGTTGCCGCAATTCTCTCGGAATAATACATTGGTCTAATTCGCTTCGGTGTTCTTCGGGTGCGGCGCTGCTGCTGCCTCCACGAGTGTCGTCCTCATGGCACCGTTCCAAATGAAGGACCGCATCCTGGAATCGTTGAAACTGCGTATTTTCTTGCGGACGGACCGCTGTCTTATAATCCGCGTCTACCATCTTATGACCATTTACCGCCTTCAATAGACGTTCCAGACTCTTTTCATCGAAAATGTTCGAGTCCTTCTTCAGTTTCGATATCTTTGTTTCGATAATATCATTTGGATTCCAGTCTTGGGGGCGTGGTGGGCAAATCTCTCGAATCTCTGGATGTAAATACATTGCAACAGCTGTTGCGACAGGGTTCGCAGTTCCGGGCGCCTCGGCTGCCGACGTATACTGCTGATTCATACGACAGTAGTGAATAAACGCCCGATATATCGTCTGTTCGTCAAAATTGGCGGGAATATTCGGATACTGATACCGCGTATTTCGGTTGTCGATGATGGTCGTAGCCCGCGTCATCACGGTCATATCTCTCGCCGTCTTCGTCAAAAACCCAATAATCCGATTATGATGATGGATATTCTGCTCGCGTTCCATGAAATAATCGATAACGCGTTTACTACGGCGGTCGGTGGGTTCGTTGCAACACGCGTTTTCTAGGAATGGTTCGCTCGCCATATTCAGGAGTAGAGGACTGCTATTCTTCACGATGGAGTGTATCATTTGCTGAATCGAGAGACTGAAGTACATGGACTTGCTTTCAAGGACTGCCAGTTTATCATGTTGACCATGGTACCCGCGCTTCATATCGGTAATCAGTTGGTTCGTAAACTCGCTTGCGACATTCTGGGGTGTCGGCATATTGTCGAGAGATTTCATCGGAGGCATATAATTCCCCCACCGCAGGATAGAGAGTTCTTCTGGAATGGCGTCGGCGCCGGCGCCGGCGCCCCCTTGACGCGACTTCAAATAATCGCGTTTGACCTGCATTCGCTCCTTGATGACCTGCTTTGTTATAATCGACGCATCCAAAAGCAGTTTCATCTTTGCAAGAATATCGCCCTCCTTCTTAAATGACTTCAGGGTATTCCATGGTTCAATACTTGTGCGGATTTTATAGGCGATACACGCAATATACATCATTCCAGAGATATCGCCGTCACCGTCGATGGGGTAGCCTGTAAACGACCGGATACATCCGGCGTGCGTCTTCCGTGTTTTCGGGGTAGGAATCGCGCACTGAATCGCGACGGTAAGATGACACAGTGTAAGAAGAAGAAGCGTCTGGAAAAAGGTTTCTTTGTAGGGTGGAAGATGTTTCCCCTTCTCTCGGAACATTTTTTCCGACCTCTCGCGGTACTTCTCCTCTGTAGGTACAGCCGTTTCCAGAAGTGTCAGGGTATGCTGAATAATGAATTCGCGTTCGGCGTGAAGGTCGATACCCATATAACCGGTCATGGTTGTGACAATATTGTTAATAATACGGGCGTTTGGACTATCGTATTTTTCAAGGATACTAATACCGTGGAGTCCGCCGCCGCCCGCGGCTGCTGTCCCGGCCGACGCCCCCGCCGCCACCGGTTTCGCTACTTTCAGAACCCCTTCGCCAAGGTCGGCCTCGATAATATCTCTCGTCACTAGTCGAAACCCGGCGTCATCGAACCCTTCTTCCGTGACATGTTCTATCTTCTTGATAAGTGCGCCACTATATTTATCCACCCATGCTTCGCCATCATCACTGATGGTTCCGCGCTCCTTGCAAATCGTATCAATGACGACGGAAAGCGCGGATGCACCGCCACCGCCGCCGCCGCCGCCACCGCCGCCTTGAATAAAGGCCACTGCAATCGTTTCATAAAACGACGGAAGCAGTTTGGCGTTTGATTTGATACAATATAACCAGTTCGTGTCCTCATCCATGATTTCGTTGGCCTTGCGTGTGAAACTTGTAATGAACTGCATCAGGTCATACTGGCGCTTCACGAAATCGGTCTGCGCAACAATCTTGTCTTTCAGTGGTTCCATCGGCGAAATAATGGCGTCGATGTCGGCGTCATCGTCATCGGTGTCGCCCGCCTCGTCGCCAGCGCCGGAGGTCTTCGGTTGCGCCTGAAACCCGATTTTATATTTCCGGTCATTGTATTTGTAGAATTCCTTATTTTGGATTTCGGTAATCCGAGAGATATTTTTCAGGTCGTATTCAAACTTCTTGTTTACAAATTCCATGAAATTCTCTCGAGTGACTTGATACTTGACATCAAATTCCGCCTTCATTTTATCGAGAAACGCCTTCTTGATGGCAGCTGTACCATCCTGACTTGTGATATGCGCAATTGCATCGTCGTGGTGACTGGACGCCCCTGACGCCCCTGCCGCCCCTTCCATGGTTTCCAATTCCGACATCATGTTACGCGTAGCGTCGACTGCAAACGGAATACAATCCCGGTCAACATTACAGAAATAATTGCGGTCACTGCTTGGAATAATCTCCGGAATACTGGTATCACGCACCCACTTTCCGTTATCGCGTTTATAATACAAGAATTTGGTTTCAGTTGTTCCGAGATCGTCTTCGTCGGCAGTGGTGGGTTCAATGTATTCATCGACTTCCACGACGGCGTAGTCTCCATCGTTTACCGGGCGCAATCCCGGTCCAAGCAGGATGGCCTCCGACTCCTTCTTCGCGTCTTCATACGTCATCCGTTTATTCTTGATGAGTTCATCAACAAGGAACATCGAGAAATCGGCGCTACTCATGGATTCTTGCTGGTCGCGGTAAGATTCAAGGAATGCGTAATCTGTTGTATCATATTTCTTGTCGAAGAAAATGGGTTGGTCGCGGTCGTTGTCTTCTTGTAAAGCCTCTTCATTGGGGTAATTCTTAGCGAGAACCATCCCGAATCGTTTGGGGGCGTCTGTGGTCGACGCGGCCGACGCGGCCCCACCTCCGGGCGCTCCCCCTCCGGGCGCTCCCCCTCCGGGCGCTCCTCCACGCATCGCAACTCCCCGCATCGCCCCCGCATCGCGTAATTTCTGACTTTGTTCTCCCAATACGAGATTAAAATCAAACGGTGTGATGAGTTCAGTAGTTGTAATTGCAACCGCGTCCATATATAGTTTCGCATAATCCACGGCAAGCATGCGCGAGAGAAGTTCAGACGATGAGAGAAGATTCTCATTGTAATCCGTCTGTTCCGCAAGCCCTGCACCGTATGCACGACCGCGCATTTGTTGACGTTGGCGTTCGTCCAGGCCTCCCGCCGCCGCACCCGCCGCCGCTGCCGAACGCACTTGACTATCCTGGAATCCATACGCCTTGAATACATCAGAGTCCATCATTTTACCAGTAACAATCAGTTTATAAATCATCGACACCCCCATATAACGCACATTATAGTGAAACGAACGCAAACGACCGAACTTTCGAAAATTCGTCGCATAATTCCGTTTGTATTCAAGCACGCGTTCATATAAAAACGCCACAATCTCGTCGTATTGTTTCACATTCAGGTCCTCTTGGTAGATAAGGAATGGTTCAATAAACGAGAGAACATCCTGTAGGGTAAGGCGACCATGAATATACTGGCGCATCATTTCGAATATTGTACGGGTTTTCGGTATAATTACTTCGAGAAACTTCCGGTATTTATCGCGTTCGTTCACGGGTGCTGCTGCTGCCCCCGCCCCCGCCCCCGCCACCGCCACCGCCGCGGGTTCCAATACAAACTGCTTGATTTCACGAAGCAGTCCTTGCGCATTTAAATCCAGTGGTGTATTGAGGTCGGTAATATCATGCGTTGTAAGCGTCATCATTTGACGCAGCATATCCCAGTAATGCACGTGTTTGGCGTTAAGGTCGCATTTGTCGAGAATATTGATTGTTGGCCCCGTAATCCGCGAATACCGCATCACTGGTTCGGGGAATGTCATGAAACCGGTTATATTCATACGGTCATTCGGCGTAAGATTCGCGAACTCTGTTGTCCGTTTTAAAATCGCGCTGTTTTCATCGGCGGTGGCGGAGGCCGCGGCGGCGGCCGTGGCGGAGGCCATTGCTGGCCTGACTTTCGCCAGACCCATGTTGTATTTCTGAATAACGAACCTGCGACGTTTCACTTCTTCGCCTGCGATGACTGACGAATAAAAATCATCGAGATTGTCGATGACGGCTGTAATATTTTCATTCACCTGACGCGCACTTATGACATCATGGGTATAACGCGGATCTGTACTGGGTGTGAAATGGCGCGCCGAGAGATTTGTCATATACTGTGCATACGTTAGCGAACCATCGTACCATTGACGTTGAAGCTCGTTCTCGGCTTCACGCTCTTCCTGAATCAACCGCGGTGCGATATCCATTTCAGCAGCTGTTCTCTCATCAATCAGGGTGTCATAAATCACCTTTCGCGTCTTCACGATGGGAATAATCCACCGAAGCGCATGGTCCATCTTCATCAAGGATTCGACGAGAGGGCGATACGCTGCGCTTTTGGGCGGGGGGACGGCGGGGTTACCATTCGTATCAAATCGAGAGAAATTGCGCCGGAGTTCGCGGAATCGAAGGACCATACGCTGGATATTGGCGAGGACTGACCTTGATTTTTCGGGTGCGGGAACATTCGACATCAGTGTATCCAGGAGATCGTCGCATTGTTTTTCTAAATTGAATCTGCGGTTTTCATCGGGGATATCGACCGTTTGAACAAGGACCTCCAATTCTTCGCCGACTTGGATTTGGTCGGCGTCGACGAGAATACTGCGGAGTTTCTCTCGGATAGTTGATGGGGGAAGGGGGGCGAGGGCGCCGGCAGCAGTAGCAGCGGAGGCGGCACCTGTGGCGGACAGTACCGTATACTCCGATTCCCTCTCGGGCTGTTCCGTCGCATCTTCACCAGCCCGTTCTTTCTGTCGCGCAAGTTGCCGCTCACGTCGGCGTTGTTCAAGAGGCGATAAATCGGCCGCGTCAGACGAAGAAGGTGGAACAACGGCGTCCATTCCCATGGCCAAAAACCCGGCTTCGCCCCCCTCCGCGCCCTCCGCGCCCTCAGCATCGCCTGCCTCGCCCGCACCCGCCTCCGTCGCCACACCAAACGATGAAGGTGGTGCGCGAATCTTAATCTCTTCAATCGGAAGGTTTTCGGGAATACCCATATACCCGAAATTGATGTATATCATCTCATCCTCCGGATATGTGCGGATTTCAATCATATCCTCTTCCAGATTTGTAATCATACCTGTAATAATTGTCGGGATGTCGCCTCCGAATCGAATATCCACCCATGTGGAAATGACTAAATTATTTTGTCTGGCGTACCCTTTCTCTTCTGCGCGGTCTAAAAGTTCGATGGAGGTGATACTTTCATCCGTGAGATTGCCGGTTGCGTCGAGTTTCAAAATCGTGGTTTCGCGCGTATCAATATCGACAATCTTGATTTTACGTGACGAGAGATAATCTACTAAAAAAGTGTGTTCGTGGATTTCTTGATGTGTTGGAGCAATGACTTTTATAAAATCACCTAGCATGATAGAGAGAGAAACGACCTCTGATGTCGGTGGTTGTTCTTGGCCTTCGTCTTCGCCGCCTTCGACGCCGCCCTCGACGCCGCCCTCGACGCCTGTTATTTCTGGGTCATCCTCCATTATGAATCTATATACTAGTATATATACCTACTATTTATCTACTTACTATTTATCTACTTACTATTTATCTACTTACTATTTATACTATTTATGTTATTTACAAAAGAAATCAAACCGATATAAAGATTACTCCTATGATAATATAATAGTATTATTGTCATATGTTTTCCATATCTTCTACTGAATTTTCTGATTTCCCCGCCTTTGTAGAAAAGGTAACTGCGCTACGTGGTCACGAAAATACTTCGGACCAGGACAGTGAAACGCACGCCCTTCGCACGTGGTGTGCTGAACGAGGGTTCCTCTTTCACTTCTCTAAAACTCCATCTGGCGTGTTTTACACCTTGAAATATGACCGCGCTAAACTTACCGAGTCGCAATATGAATCATTGGGGCGTTTTCGCTCAATTGTTCTTGACGGAAATGGGCGCGTGTGTTGCGTGGCCCCTCCGAAGATGCTGAAGCTCACGGATGAGATGAAAGCATTGTCGGTGAACTCAGCCGCTGGTCACTTGACTGCAGAAGAGTTGGTTGAAGGTATTATGGTGAATCTGTTCTGGCGTGCGACGGCAGGTCAGGGGGAGGCGAACAGCGGCGGCGGCGACGGAAAGTGGTACATTGCAACCAAGAGTTGCGTCGGAGAAGTGTCGTATGACCATATTATCGAGGCGCAGGCTGAGGCGCAGTTACAAGACGGGGCTGGGGATGGGACTGGGGCTGCTGCCTCGACGTTCCAAAAACTCAATGTTCAAGAGGTGCTTCGTCGTCGTATTTGCGACGTATTGAGTCTTCTTCCTGGCGGATTGGAGAGCATTCCGAAGGAGTATTGCTATTCACTCGTGATTCAGCATCCCAAGAATCAAATTGTGAACGTGATTACTGTTCCTGCGTTGTATTTGGTTGCAGTGTACCAACTGGCGGATGCGAGCGCGGGGGCGGCGGGTGCTGCAGGAGTGAATGTTATCCGTATCAACCGCGATATTTTCTCGGCTAATTTTGGCGGTAGTGTGTCGCATATGCCATCTGTATTGTCGTGTATTTCGGCCGACGTGGGCGGTGAGGGCGGTGAGGGCGAGGACACTGTCGTGACCGCCACATTTACTCCCCACACCGTGGATGATTACTGCAATATGTACGCCTCGATGGATACTCGCAGTGTTTCATTGGCCGGAGTCGTGTTCGTAGATAAGGATACCGGATTCTGTTACAAGAAGCGTAATCCCAAATACGAGAGCGTGAAGAAGCGCAAGGGAATGGAGCAGAAACTGATGGCGCAGTACCTTCAAATGCGGAAGGACCACGGCATCGATGAGTATTTGAAGTACCACCCACAACATTCACGCGCGTTTCGCCAGTTTCGCGACCGTCTGCATGATTATACCCAACGCCTCTATGACGCCTATATCGCGCATTATGTCAAGAAGGATGTGAAACCATTGAAGGAGTATGACCGCGAATTGAAGACGCACATGTACAAGTTGCACTACGACGTGTATTTGGCGACGATGAAGGAGTCTGGGGCGTTTGTCACGAAGCATACCGTGATTAATTATGTGAACCAGTTGGCGGCGGCGCAGCAATTGGCGTGTTTGAATGCGGGGTCGGGTGCGACGGCAGTCACTACCAGTGCAATTACTGAGACGTATAGCGCTGATGCGCCACAAAAGCGCAAACCATTTCAGAGAAAACCAATCGAGCGTTCGAAACCAGGGATGGCGACTAGCGGAGGCGGAGGCTGCGGAGGCGGTGGCGATGCTGAAACGAAATCAGGGTTTCGTAGTGCAAAACCATCGAGAGGTGGGCGTATGGTCCCATCCTTGACGATTCAGATTCCGAAATCCGATGATAATCATGAACGTGGTGAGGGGGGTAGTCAATTAAAGGGTGTCAAAACGACTGGAAGCGTGAAGGTTCATAACCAATTTGCGGGGTTGGACGTGGAGTAGAACGAGGACGCGAGGACCGAGGACGAGGACGAGAATAAAATTGATTGATAATAATAAAAAGTAATATTATCAATTGAACGAACAGAACAGAACATAATGAATACGAGCGCAAGCGCGAGTACGAGAGTATGTCCACCCGCGCCACCATCGACCCCATTCCCAGAAGATACGAGTGAATATTATGGGTGGTTTTCGGAAGCGGCGCAGCAATTACGCGTGTCGTACCCGACGGTACATATGCATATGCGCACGAAACAAATCATGATGAGTCCGCCGTATACATACTGGATGCAAGGCGACAAGAAAGTGCTGGTGACGGAGGTGACGCATACCAGCATTCCGACGCCGCGTCAGGTGGCGAATGGCGATATATGTGTGGGGCGTGTGGATAGGTATGTGGGGAGGGAGTATGTTAGGATGAACTATAGCCAGTGACGGATTGTTCGCGTTTATATTTAACATCAAGTATGTTCCTCATCTGTTTACTCATATTTTCTTTAAACACATTGTAATTGGCAGGTGGCTGCGTGGAGTTGAAATTTGTCGTAAAAACATCTAATAACATTTTGAAATCAATATTTAAATTGTTCAACATTGGTTCTATTGCATCGAGTCTTTTTTGTAACTCGTCGACCGTTACTTGTAATCCATCGACCGTTACTTGTAATCCATCGACCGTTACTTGTAATCCATCGACTCGCAATGGGAGTTCTTTATGGGTTTCTAAACCGTCACGTGCACTACTAACTGCACCACTAACTGCTTCTCTTGTACCATCAATTCTTGAAATTACACTTTCTCCCAACTTACCGAACATCCCCCCCCTCTGCGTCTTCCTCAGTGCTGAACGCGATTTCTTCTGTTTCCGCGGTTGTCTACGTTTCGAATACATTGTTATATATTATACTTACATAAAAATAATAATGTTATGATTCTTCCATATTCCATATTCCTAAAACCTGATAGTTCCACCGACCATTCCGCCTACACTGGGACGGCCGCCAGACCAGCCGCCGCCAACTTGGCCTTGGACATAGACGCTGCGGTTTTCATTGCCGAAAGTTACGCGACCTGTGCCGCTATATCCTTGGTTATTGGCGTTGAATGACCCGGATAAACCCGCGGGGGAAGTGCGGGGATTGGGGTTGGTAAATTGGAGAGATTGCATCGGGGAGGGGGGGAGCGAGTGAAGGGGTCAAAGAGATTTTATGATAGTAAAGAAGATAATAGTTTTATGTTACTTTCGGGATGTGCGGCGGTGGGGTAAATACAATATTTCATTTGCGAAATATTGTATTATATTTGATTTTATTTTCTGGCGGTGCGACGGTGACGGCGGCGGTTGCTGCGGCTGCGTTTGATAGATTTGCGTTTGGCAGATGTCGTGCGTTTTTTTGAATGATTTCCCCCCACCCCCCGAAATAATCCCTTTTCATTTATTTTTTTCTGAACTTCGTTAATAATGGCAACAACATTTTCGTTATTTAATGTATCGGTATATATTATTCGGTGTGATTGTTTAAACCATGTTGGGTTCTTATCTATAACCTCTTTAATAAAAGTTAAAATATTACCATCACATTGTGGTGGTTTGACCACGCTCCCGAAACTATAATTAAAAGCAAAAGAATTAGAAATTAAGGAAATCAAATCATTGTATTTTTTTGTATCGTTAGCATCTTTGGCCTGTTTTATCTCTGCGAGTCTACCATTAATTTGATTTATCATACTTATAATATCGAACGCATATCGGCTACATTTCTCATCCATAATTGTTAAATAATAATCCTTGATGGCGTATTATACATATCCCCAATATTAAAAATTCGCCTCCGCGTCTCCCCCCCCCCTGTTACCATCCACACCGCGGAGCGAAGCGACGCCAGCGCCGTAGGGGGGCGCAACCCCCCTTAAAACAGTTTTGCCTCCGCATGCTGAAACGGCCTCGCCGCCTTCTCCACAACAAGCGGTTCCGGCATGAACATCGCCATCCTGTCAAAAAATTTCACTTCGGGCAGTTGCTTCAACTGAGGGACGACCGGCGCCTGCGGCTCTACGAGGTTGGTAGAATTAATGCCGAATAACGCGGATTCAATATCCACCGAATTCTGTGCGAAATGTTCGCGGGACATCTTGGTAGGGAGAATGCCGACACTTTCATAGGCGAGGGCGGGGGCGTACGCCTTGCCGGCGTAACTGTTTTCAAACGCGACATAATTGCGCGCGAGGTTCTGGACATTTTGCTCGATTTTGAAATCGGGGCGGGTATTCTTGTTTCGGGTGGAAGCCATCGTGTGTTGTCTTATCTTATTATTATTATGATATTATTATTATTATTATTATTATTATTATTATTATTATTATTATTTATTCGTTTACTTTTACAGTTCGTTCGCCTAAAACATTGTCCGAAAACATTCCGCGATTTCGTCGTGTATTTTTTGCGGAATATCTTCCTTATGTTTGGCGTGACGAATACATGCATGGAACAGGTCGAACAATTGGAATGAGAACATCATGCAGAAAATCATCTCGCTATTGTCTTCTTTTATGGGTTGTGAGGGTTGCGCTGCGTCGATGTCTGCGCCTGCTGCGCCTGCTGCGCCCGATTGAAACAGCGGGTGCAATTTTATAATCTCTCGTATTCCTGGATTCTCTCGGAATCGTTCATACAAGTCGTCGATTACAGCCGAAACAATCTCGGGATGATACTCGTCATCCGTTATTCCGAATGCTTGAAGAAATTGGATACGGAATAGCGTGTCTTGGTCGTCGGTGTCTTGAATCATCTTATAGGTGGGTACAAGGTCATAATGATATCCGGAGAGATCGATTTCATCACTCGCGTCGATTTCTGGAATGGGGTCGGTGGAGGGAGCGGGGTCGGTGGAGGGAGCGGGGTCGGTGAGGAGTGCGGGTTCGGGTATGGGTATGTCAAACACTTCAATCTCTTGTATTTCCATGTCATATGGTTCAACTACATTGCCATTATTGTCCGGGTGATTGTTATTATGTGGTTCCATGGGGTGGTGGTTCTTTATATAAAGTTATAGGAGTTAAAACTTTATATAGTACTCGCGTCACTACACCCATCCGCTTCTCGCGTCGCTTCATCCCTCCGCTAACGCGCCGGGATTTCGCTCCGCTCGGTCAGTCTTCGCCTCAATAACACCCTCAGCTCGGTCATCTTCGCCTCAATAACACCCTCAGCTCGGTCAGTCTTCGCCAAATTATCCCCCAATAATTGGCGTCTAGATAGAGTGATGCGTCAAGAAAGAATGCGGAGCGAAGCGGGAGCATTCTGGAGTGGCGTGTCGCGACACAGGCTCCGACGTCGCTTTGCGACGAGGAGCTATTTGAAGAGGTACTCCTGGTCCCGGACCAGTTCACGTGACGGCACTCCTCCACGAATCCAGCCATTCACTGCCGCGCCTTCCACATAATTTGCTGGGTTGTTAATCGTCGTCTTAAACTCCTCCTGAAGAGGGTAGTCGCTATGGGCCGAATTCAGTTGCTCCGACAGTTGGGTAATGCTCTTCTTATTGGTATTCAGGTCACCTTGAAGCATCTTCGACTCAAAATCAACATTCACTGCGCCGCGTCCTAAATAAGGGACAGTCTTGAAGGGGCGTTCAAGGAGGCTCAATTTACACTTGGCGTGGGTATTCAAGCTACCAATCGAAAGCTCAGAGTTCGTGTCAATCGTGCATCCGCCAAATCCGCCATGTCCGCCTTTGTAGAATACATTGGGTTGACTCGTGGCGAATTGGATGGGACGCTCCATCTGGCAGTCCGTCGAGAAAAAATTACTAAGCGCATAGTTGGCCGAATTCAGGTTCTGGACATTGCGTTGCGAGAGGTCACCTGTATCGCAACCGATACGCGACATATTGTCGAATGTAAAATTGTTAACATACGCCATTCTATAATATATTGTAATATCTTATAATAAAATCGTATAATAAAATCTTATAATAAAATGTTGTGAATTGTCGGATGTGGGCGTGGGCGCGTGGGCGTGGGGGCGTGGACGTGGACGCGTGGGGGCGGGCGCTGCGCCCCTACTGTCCTACAAGAGGACCCAGGCGCGAATTGATGCGCCCACATGCGAATTCATCACCCTCCTTACACGACTTCATTTCCCCATAACAGAATTTGGCAAATGCGTCCTGGTCGTTTGGAATACGGGTATTCGCCACCGGATGAAATTGTCGCATCGATGATTCAAATACCGCGTTATCACCTAAAGTTCCGAATAATTTGCCATATGTTTCTTCAGGGGTGTGGTTCGGTTGTTGCGCCGGTACATTGCTTCCTCGGTAGATGATATTACTCGCATTCGTGTCAATACTACCGCTTACAAACTGCTTCGTTGCTTCATTAATATCCTCTTCCACTGCCGGGTTGAATGACGGCGCCGCGTTTTTGCGGTGCGGGTTGTCCACGATTTCGGGAAGGAGCGGGTTCATCAACGGATTCTGTGGTCGCGGGGCCGTAAAATCCTCTCGCATGAGGTCATACATTTCCGGTTTGTCGATATTATTCGCGAACCCTTCTTTTGTTTTAAGAATCTTCTTGGCTTGTTCGGTTTCCATACCTTGCTTCCCCTTATAAATAAAATTATAAATCATCACAATGATTCCTAAAGTTATTCCGCCCAACATGAATATTGCGAAGGATGACGTGAGGAGATATCCTAAAATCGTGGCGAGAATGACGAATCGAGTGATTGCATTCAATTTCGCAGGCGGTTCCATCGTGGATTGCGGCCATATCTCGCGAATATAATCCTTGTTCATCAGTGTGGCTGGGTCTTCTATCCAGAATACTTGGTCTTTACTCATTCTATAATTGTGGTGTTATCACGTGGTAATAATATATAATGTACTATAATAGTTATATATTATTTGTTGCTTGTTTGTTCGTTCGCAGCTACCGCGTTCGCTCCCGCTGCTGCCGAACAAACCCTAGTCTATCATGCGCTGTCATTAGTCGCTTTTTTGCTTCGGGATTGCTGATGCGGCCTGAGTCTGGGCCTGAGTCTGTGCACCCGGTGTCGGTTGTGGTCTCGGCGTCTTCGCCGGTTTATCCCCCGACTTAAACACTGCCGTATTTGGTGTTTGTGGAATGGTGTGTGCGTGTTGTTGTTGTTGTTGTGCTGCTTGGGCCGCCGCCGCCGCCGCCGCCTGTTTATCTTGCACCTTCTTCAGCAACCTCTCGCGCATCTGCGCCTGTTTCATATTCTTATTCAGTTGCGACTGCATTGCTCCAAAATTGACTTTGCCACCACCGCCGCCGCCGCCGCCCGGAACATTCATCCCCATCTTACTCAGCATACTCGCCAAATTATTCATTCCCGGCATACTCTTCATCTTCGACATAAGTTCGCTCGCCTCCTGCATAATCTCGCTCTCTTTAAGTTCTCCAGACTTCAGTTTTGAATCGAGTTTAGCACCAACACTCTTAATGATTCCGGACAACTTCCCCGGGTTTTTAAGAAGTTGTTGGAATATACCCTTCATCGACGTCTCGTTATCCATATCCAGGTTCAGGTCGGCCGCGGTCTCTTCGGCAATTTCCTTGGCGAGTTTGCCAATCTTGCCGTTTAAGATACCAGAGAGATGCTCATGGATGGAACTTGCGTCAGGGATTGGAGGCGTCGATGTCGGGCCCGTGCCGGTGCCGGTGCCGGTGCCTTCACCCGCCGCAGCTGCACCCGCAAACGCTTCATTCATGAATTCGGTTGCCTTCTTAAATGTCTCATCCAGACCTTCGGCGTTAGGCCTTTCCCCGGTCCCGGCCGCTCCCCCCGCCGCATTTCCAAACATATCCCCCATCTCACCAATCACCTCCTCTAGTTTGGTCTTCAGTTCATTGTCATCAATCGCCTCAAACAACTTGGCCGTGTCTCCGAACGAACCCATATCCGAGAGATTGTTCACAATCGAGAACAGGATGAGTTGAAGATACTTCCAAATAATATCCTTGGTGTTTTCGGTGATGTCTTCTGTCGCCCAAATATCGCGAAAGTCGACGCCCGGAATAAACTCTACGGACGCGGCGTCGGGGGCATCGGGCGCGGACGCCTGCGCCTTAGCGAACAGCGTCTCATTCTTGTACAGGATATCGAAAAACTTGACGGGGTAAATCTCTCGGCAATGCGAATACAACTCGATGTAAAGTTCGTCGGGCATCGGTTTCATCTCATGCGAATACCCTAAATATGGCGCCAGGACCTCGCGGTACTCGGGGAACGAGCAGTCAATATCACGCAAGAAATCGAGAATAATTGTCTGAAACTCCGGCGAGATATCATTGATAGTTACGGGTTTCCTCGCACCCGACGACGTATGCTGCTGCTGGGGTTTGGACTTATGGCCGTTGCCACCACCACCACCGCTAGATTTACCGTGTTTCTTGTGTTTTTGGCCACCCATCGTCTTGATATAGTAGAGTATGTATTATTACTATATCAAATATTTAAGTTGATTAATGGAATGGAATGGAATGAATGGAATGCGATGCGATGGAATGAATGGGAATGGAATGAATGGAATGCGATTACGCCCTAGGGATTTTTACTCCAAGAATCGTCTGGATTTTATTCACATGCGCAGCGTTATAGACACAATTACCTCCGCGTTCAATCTCCGCGATGATGGAGACGTCCATATTGCATTTTTGCGCGAGTTCCTTTTGCGTGAGTTTCTTGTCGCATCGCGCCTGGCGGACAGCGTCGCTGGTGGCCTTGGCGATATACTTGGTCTTTTTCGCGAGGTCATCAGCGCCGCCACCGCCGCCGCTATTGGAACTGGTAGCGGCCACGACGGCAGAGGCCGAGTTCACATTTGAATATGTTGCCTGGTTCTTTACGGCCTGGGTCGTCGACTCTGGTTTCTTTGATTTACTCATGGTAACGGTGGTCCAGTCTTGGCAATCCGGCGCTCTTTGTTCAGGACTGCTGTATCTATTCTTTGACATGGCGGGGTGGGCGGGGCGAGTGGGCGGGGCGTAGTATATATAGTATCGCGTGATAGGTTTATATCTGTATTCCGTTATTGTGAAATGGTATAGACATAATTACATTATAATATACAACAAACATGACCTGGTTGCTCGTCCTACATTCCGTATTATTTGTAGGAACATTGACCGAGTATCTCATCTGCATGAAGTACATTACAAACCATTACAATTACAAAAACGAATGGTTCAGCGTGTTATTGAGTCTAGTATTTACCCCATTTTACAGTTGTTTTTTCGTGAGGAGTTTTTCGTGGCAGCGCGCGAAGGCCTACATCACCGCGCCAGAACGCCGGGTTGCGTTGAAATACCCCGTAATTACCGGCGTGCTTTACACGGTCGAAACATTGTTCGTGTTTTATGCGCTCAATACCGTGACGCTCAGTTATTATACAATACTACGGTCCGGTTTCATTATTTTCAATATACCGTGGTTCAGGTACCTTCTTAAAAAACCGGTGACGCGACTTTATTATGCGAGTTGTGTCGCGCTGGTGGTATCGCATGGATTGGTTGCTGCGCAGTATGTATTCAAGTACGGCGCCGGGGACGGGGACGGGGACGGGGACGGGGGCGGAGGCGTCGTGCAAAACACCGCGATTATATTCGTGTCTTGTTTCTTGAACTCGGCCTATAACAACGTGATTGAGTATTCGATGAATCGATATGGCGACGTGATGTCAGACACCGATTTTCAGGTCATATTTCAGGCCACGTATTTCATTCTGGCAGCGCCTTGGGCGGTGATTTATACTGCGAAATATCCACCGCCGATTGACGCCAGTGCGATTACCATGTATTTTTTCATTGCGTTTGGGTTGCAACTTTACATGTTCAATAAAATATACATTCTGAATAACCGGGAGAGCGCGATTCCCGCGAATATCCTCCTTTCAGGACTAGACCTCGTTCGCCGCGTGATTCAGTTGACGTATTCGTTTGTTTGGTTCAATGAACCGTTTGATGCCGTCATTGGGGTTTCTTTGGTGTTTTTGGGGGCGAGTGGGGGGTTGTTGCTGTACCAGTATATTCGGGATTATCGGTACAGGTACCGTTACCCGGCGGGAGCGAATCTCGACGTAGACCATCATACGATGTTAGATGTGTCCGAGGGCAGCTCGGGGGATGGGGATGGGGATGGTGAGCTACAGAAAGTATGATAATGAAGGTATAAGTAAAAGACGGCGAAATTCGCGAGAAAAAGCGCCTCGATGGCGAATATCGCTGTGTCTTGCAGAACACCGATGACCGTGACGAGCATAAATAGGATTTGCGCGTAAAGCATGATGCGGAGAATGTCGTGGACGTCAGTGGGGGCGCAGAATGTATGCCCCGTCATAAACCCAACGATGGCGAAGAATACCGCGCCTGCAAATACGTAGTGTGTCGGGTTTTGCTCGGGGATAAAAATAACACCGAAAATCCCTATCAAAAGGACGACAATCGATACCAATGACCAATGTATTGGCGAACCCGCGTGGCGAATACATCGTTGATACTCGTAAAGTATGGTAAACCCGGTCATAATAAGCATGCATAATGCGATAAAATGCCTGGTTTGAAATAATGGCGCGATGTCGTTGAAAAGGGGTTCTTGACTGGTAATGATACTTGAGATGCTTTTGGACTCTGTGACGATTTTGTATTTGTAATACACGAATGCAATAGGGGCGAAGTATGCAAGTAGCATGAAAGTTAGAATCGTTGTCGGATTCATTTTGTGATTTTGTGATTTATTATTATTATTATTATTATAATTACTGATTCATAATCATAATAAAATACGAGTATGTACGAGTATTACCACTCGTAATACTTGATTCCTGCGCTTACAATCGCGCATGAATCCTTCACCATTTGCGTGTACGCAGGAGTTCCGCAAATAAATACTGCAATGTCTTCTGGTGTATTCGTTTCATCTGGGGTTTCGATAATGGTGGTGAGGTAATCAATGAGTGTTGTAGGCGACAGTCTTGTGTTTTCATCCGATATGTATAGTTGCTCTTTGATACGTTCTGAAATTGGAACACGCAAGATTGCCTCCTCGCGGGTACGATAGGAGGATAGATAATGAAGGGTCTGACGGTCCTGGCGGTCCTGACGGTCCTGGCGGTCCTGGCGGTCCTGGACCCACGCAATACCCATACTATAAAACGGCGTAATTCCTGAACCGCATGAACACATAATAATATGCTTTGCATGTATTTTATGTGTGTCGCATACAAATGAAGTGACATCCGGTGACGGGTCATAATACCTCACACCAAATGGTCCCTTCGCAAATACAGTCTGATTCACGAGATACTTGTCGCAGATTAGAGGGGAAACTTCGCCATTTTGGACACGTTTGATAAGGAAGGTCGCGGTGTCGCCGCCGCTGGTGCTGGTGCTGTCGCTGGTGTTGGTGCTGGTGCTGGTGCTGTTCGTGTATTCAACCGGCGTATAAGGCCGCTTCTTTGTATCAAAATACAGATTAAAATACATTCCTGGTCTGTATTTGGGATACTTTTCACAGAGTTGTATCGTAATTTTGTTGTGGATTTGACCGGTTGGACTACTTCCGAATGTCATGTTTTTATAGACGCGGTGATTGGATTCTTCCCGGATTCTATGTTTTTCAAATATAGTGTTCATGAACTGTTCGCGAATATCTGCTTTTGTTTCGTCGTCATTGGTGATATAATAGTACATCATGGACAATATCGGAACTGCCATCATCCATACGAGTTTGGTTAGAATGTCATCAGTGGATATATTATCGGATGTCGCATATTTCGCGAACCCGCCGACCAGCGCCACCAACGTCCATAGAACGTATTTGTTGAGTTTCAGATGCACACGAGCATATATTAATGCAACCCCGATAAGGATGAGTGGATACAACCGGAGGTCGGCCGCATTGATGAGATACACAATAAGCAAACTAGCGCCATAAAACATGTGATACCAGAACGCCGAAATGATGTTTTTACGGACGAGGGTCATCAAAAACGACGCGATTTGAATCGGGAACGCGACGGCAAGGATATACGGGATTTCCGCAAAAAGACAAACGATGGTTGCCATGAATTGCGAATGCGTGTAAAAGTACTTGATTGCATATTGAATGGATGCAGGACAATCACTCCAATACGGCATGGATGCCGTCGTCGTCTCTTTTCGATTCTCGCGGAGATATTCGGTGCTTACGTCGGCCATTTTCATCGCGAGAAGAACAAACGCGAGACGAACTGCGATTGCGGTGGGGGTGGTGGTGGTAGATTCGTCTTTGATGTCGAAGAAGAAATACAATGCGTTTATGATAAAGAAGCTTCGCACCGCAAACACGATGGAATGCGCGCGAAACTCTTGCCAAATCATAGGTAGAATACCTGTACGCGTACGTGGAATAAGAAACTGAAGTGCAGAAAGTGATAGAATTGTATGGACCCATGTGAGGCCGATGAAACTGCTGTCGGTGGTTCGCAACGTCATTTCGGCAGTAGCGCCACTGTAAAGACAGTCGAAGAGGAGGTAAAAATAGTTCAGGAGTGAGATAACACCCATGCTTTTATGAATATGGAACTTGTCTTCGTGTGTGATGAGTTTGGAGATTTTGGTCTTGTTGTACTCTAATCGATGGTCTCGTTTGAAACGCGGGTCATCTTCGGAGAGTTCTTCCACTTTGTAGTTTCCGAGAAGATTTACCGCGTATTCAGAATGACCGACCTCGTTGAATCGTTCGGTTATGTCGGGTATATTATTTACATTTGGGTCGTTTTTATTTGCATCTGTTATGCTGTCAAAAAAAAAGGGATAGAC